CTGAGAAGCAGAAAGCGGCATTCAGGCTTGGCGTAAATCTCGCTAACGCAGAAAAGCGTCAAAATGCGGCAACCATCCTATCTGATTCTTATACTGCGGCTATGAAGGCTTATAAAGCTCTTGCAGGTATACCATTCGTTGGCCCAGCATTAGGTGCGGCGGCGGCAGGTGTCATCATCGCGGCAGGTGCATCGTATGCAACTCAATCACTGGCAGGGCGGGCATTGGGTGGTCAGGTGCGTGACGGAGAGTCTTATGTCGTCGGTGAGCGTGGCCCAGAGGTTCTGACAATGGGTTCATCGGGCAGGATCATCCCGAATGACAAGTTGCGAGGCGAAGAGCAAGTCGTCAACAAAACAGCCAACATCACTTTCCAGATCAACACAGTAGACGCACGAGGCTTCGATCAACTGTTACAATCGCGTAGAGGCCAGATCATAAGTATGGTCAATACAGCGATGAACGATAAAGGACGGAGAGGCGTAGTCTAATGGCTGGGACATATCCAACTGATCCAGAGTTTCAGGCGATTAACCTAGAGTCACGCCACAGCAACTTGGTATCAGAGACTGTATCAGGACGCTTGCAAGTTCGTACTCTCGGCGGTCAAAGATGGTCATTCACTGCAAAATACAATCCGATGACTCGGGCAGAGTTCATGCCTGTGTATGCATTTGTGATTAGCCAGCAGGGTCAGAGAGATACTTTTACGATTGTACCTCCGGTCATCTCTGATACTTCAGGAACTGCATCTGGAACGATGTCAGCAAGCTCTGCTATCGGGGCTGGGATTAGCTCGATTCCTGTCGATGGCTTTACTGGCACGATAAAAGCGGGCGATCTAGTCAAGTTTGCAGGGCATAACAAAGTCTACATGGTGACAGCAGATCAGGACGGGGCTGGCAACCTAAGCATCGAACCTCCTTTGGTGTCAGCAATCTCTGATAATGAAGTGGTGACCTACGACAGCGTTCCATTTACCATGAGATTAAGCAACGACGTACAGTCGTATAGCCTCGCGGCAAACGAATACTTCGAATACGAAGTGGACATGATTGAGGTGCTGTAATGGCACGAACCATAAACTCAGCAACATTAACTGCCCTGCAAGCCGACTCCGTTCGCCTCGCTCATTTGGTTCGCATTGGATTTGATACTGAGTTATTTGTTACAGATTACGCACATAACCTTACGTATGACAGCAATGAGTATCTTGCGGCAGGTCACTTTCTTAGTCTTTCTGATACGCAGGAGAGTAACGATCTTCGCGTAGGATCAATGAGCGTGACCATTTCCGCTGTCGATCAGGCTTATATTTCTATCTTCCTGAATCAGAACTACGTCAATCGTCAGATTCGTATCTGGCTCGCTGTACTGAATGATAATGCGGCAGTAATCGGTGACCCTATCAAGACATTCGATGGAGAGATTACGGGTTACAGCCTTCAAAACTCCTCTAACTCTGCTGTGATTAACATGACAGCCGCATCGCATTGGGCTGACTTCGAACGTAAAAACGGAAGATTTACCAACAACAACTCACAGCAGTATCACTTCCCTAACGATACAGGAATGGAATTTGCCGCTGAGTCGATCAAAGACATCAAGTGGGGTAAAGCGTAATGTTTAGCTTTAAGTTTATCAGAAACCCCATCAAGACTATCAAAGATACGTTCAATGATGCCGTTGATTACTTAGAAGATGTCGTTAATGTCGTCACTGAGGTAGTCGGAGAAGTTATCTCGTGGCTGATCGATATTCCAGAAATACCTGATATTGGGCAATCCGCACAGTCAGTCCTCGTCAACAAAAACTCAAACATCGCATCAATCCCCGTCATCTACGGTCAACGAAAGGTTGGCGGAACACGAGTATTCGTCGAAACATCAGGCTCAGAAAACAAATATCTCTACATCTGTTTGGTTCTATGTGAGGGAGAGGTCGATTCAATCGGAGAAGTCTTCATCAATGATGAGGCTCTGACCGGATCAGCATACGAATCGTACGTCAGTTTGGATAAGAAAACAGGCTCGGACAGTCAATCAGCTTCAAGCGTCCTAACAGCGGCTCCGTCATGGGATTCTAATAATAGACTTCGCGGAATCGCTTATCTTGGGATTCGGTTAGAGTTCAATCGAGATGTGTTTAGCTCTATTCCTACGATCACCGCAATCGTGAACGGGAAGCCCGTGTACGATCCTCGCACCCAAACAACGTCGTTATCATCTAATCCGGCACTTTGTTTGCGCGATTACCTAACAAATACACGTTACGGGAAAGGTCTTGATTCATCACTGATTGACGATGATTCGTTTTCAGATGCCGCAGATGCCTGTGATACTGATGTAACGAACTACGATGGATCAGGGCAGACGGTCAAACGCTTCTCGTGTAATGCCGTAATTAACACAGATCAAAGCCTGTTCAACAACGTCAAGTCACTACTATCCAGTATGCAGGGCATGATGCCGTACCAAAACGGGCAGTATCGCCTCGTCATCGATGATGACTACGATAGCACGTTCGATTTTGACACAGACAACATCATCAGCGGATTTAAGATTCAAGGCTCAACGAAGGGCCGTAAATTTAATGCTGTGACTGCCAAGTTCATCAATCCAGAGGCAAATTGGCAAGCAGATGCCGTGATTTGGCCGGAACCTGATTCATCAGATTATTCGACATTCCTCAGTGAAGATAACCAAAAGCCCTTGGAAACTGAACTTAACCTTCAGTTCACCACTAGCTACTATCAGGCTCGAAATATTGCGAAGACTGCGTGTCTTGCATCTCGCAAGGCTGGACTACAAATCTCGTTTACAGCAACACCAGATGCATTGAAGTGTGCCGTAGGGGATATTGTTACCGTCACGCATCCGACTCCATCATTCACCAACAAGGAGTTTCGGGTCACTGGGCTGACGATCAACTATGACGCGACAGTCAACGTATCCCTTGCAGAGCATAACGCCACAATCTACCCGTGGGTCAGTGATAAAGAAGAGCCGGACACATTCGCATCGAATCTACCTGATCCTTTAACGGTAGAGCCTCCGGTATTATCGGTATCGGATGAATTGCGCGTACTGAATCAGGAAGCAGTCTCATTCTTGATAGCCAATGTATCGACATCTGACAGTTTCGCAGAGCGATTTGAGGTGCAATCGCGCAGGGCTGGAGAGACAGAGTTCGTCACGATGGGTCAGGCAGGTGGCGGTATCTTCGAACAGGTCAACATTGTGGACGGAGATACTTATACTGTACGGGCTAGGGTCATCAACTCTCTCGGAGTTCGGTCAGCGTTTACCACTGTTACGCACGATGTCGTAGGCAAGACTGCACCTCCTGCGGATGTGACAAATCTTTCGGCTAACGTCATCAATGGGCAGGTTCAGTTAAGTTGGACTCCTGTTACTGATTTAGACTTATCGCACTACCTAGTCCGCTATCAGAATGTAACTACGGGAGCTTCTTATGAAAACGCAAATAATGTGGTTGAAAAGGTAGCAAGACCTGCGAACTCTCTGGCGACAGAGGCGAGGGCAGGTACATACTTTGTTCGTGCCGTCGATAAGCTAGGACTGCCATCTGCCAATCCAACAAGCATTGTCATTACTACGGATATGCTTGTATTCGACAACCTCAATGTTGTTGAAACAGACACGGAGAATCCTACATTCGGTGGTGTGACAAACAATGTTGCAGTTGTTGATAATAGTTTGGTTCTTGATACGTCTCTATTATTTGATGACGCGACAGGCAACTTTGACGACTTCACAGGTAACTTTGATGGTGGTGGCGGAAATGTTACCTCATCAGGAACGTATGATTTCGCAGATATTATCGATCTATCTGAGAAGTATACGAGTCGTGTCATCGCCGATGTGACAACCGGACGCAGAGAATACATCAACCTATTTGATGATACGACAGGCAACTTTGATGATCGAGAGGGCAAATTTGATGGCGAGCAAGCGGCATTCGATACTACGGACGTTCAGTTATATGTCAGAACGTCAGACACAGGGTCTAATCCAATCGCCCCTGAATTTGGTTTAACGCTTTCACAAACGATTCCTAATGCAACAAGAATTGAAGGTTCTGAAGACACTGATCCTAACATCAATACCCCAGAACGAAGTGATGTCATTCATTTTCAAGTCGATTCGATCATTCTACCGACTGCGGCCACAGCACAAATTGGCGGATTATTTGAAATGGGCGGTGGCGGCGTAGGTTCTTTCGTGGGAATTAGAAATGTAGGTAGCGATAAGAAGTTCAGGGTGCGAGCGGGAGATGGAGCTAGCTCATATAATGTGAACGATACTGTTATTTTAGATATTGATATTGCGACTTCACCTTATTTCGACGGAAATGCTCACAAACTTAATTGGGAATTTGAGCCAGATGGAACAGCATATATTAAATTATGGATTGATAATGTATTAGTAGGTACTGCAAATACAGCAGACAATACTAACATGGAGGGAGGTAATTGGCATGGAGGAGGCGATGGATTCTATGGAACAGCTACATTCAGTCAAATTAACGTTGGAGGTGAGCCAACTGGGGCTTGGCAACACGGAACACCATCAGGATTGAAAGTATATGAACGACAAGGGTCAACATACGATCCTTCAGTATGGACTGATTACAGACGCTTTGTTGTCGGAGATTACTCAGCGCGTTCTTTCCAGTTTAGGGCAGAGCTAACCACATCTCAGCTGTCGGCTTCACCTGTCGTCACTGGTCTTTCAGCTACTGTCGATATGCCAGATAGGATCGACGAGAAAAGGCAGAGAAGCACCACTGGTGGAGTTAATAACGGAACCTTCAATTATCCATTCAAGGCAATACCGACTTTGGCGATAACACTGACAAATGGACAGCAAGGCGATTACTATACGATTAGCAACATCACAACGGATGGGTACACGATCAATATGTATGATTCTGGCGGTAACCCTGTTAGCAGAACATACGATATAATGGCCAAAGGTTATGGGAGACGTATCACATGAGCCAACACGATATAAATATTGCGAACCAAGGCTTTCCGGCATTTCGTGCCGATTTGAATAATGCGCTTGGTGCATTGGTTTCAAATAGCTCTGGTGCGACTGAACCATCCACTACATACGCATATCAACTTTGGTATGATGAAACGACAGATACGCTGAAGATTCGCAACTCAGATGATGATGCGTGGATCACCTTATTTACATTCGATCAGGCGAATGACACTGTTGAAGTATCAGGCGAAGAATTAGTTGATGACACCACTCCACAACTTGGTGGTGACCTAGCATCGAATGGCAATGACATCATCATGGCCGATAACGACAAGGTTTTGCTTGGCACTGGATCAGATGGCGAACTATTTCATAATGGGTCGAATACGATCATCAATGATGCAGGGACAGGGACGCTCCAGTTACAGACAGGCGGCACTACGCATCTCGAAGTGACTGCGAACGGCCTTTCGGTTACAGGACAAGCCGTACAAGGCACTGTGACAGATCAGACAGACGATGACATTGATTTTGATATGCAGGATGGCAATCACTTCACTGTTTCATTTGGAGCTTCATCGGCAACTGATTTTGCATTTACGAATGAGACTGAAGGTCAGGCGGGAATGATCTTCTTAACGACTGAGGCAGATGGCGTAGGCAATATAACAATCGGGGCTGATGTACACCTGAGTGATGCTGACCTCACTGCGATCAACGTAGCGGGTAACTACATCATTTCGTACTACTGTCCAGATGGCACGAACGTCTATCTATCAGCATCAGCGGCTTTGACTGAGGGTTCATAATGGCTTTGCTTCCAAGCGGACTAGCGAAAGGCGGTGTAACTAGCTTCTA